CGTCAAGTGTCCAGCTGCCATCCAGCGAAAGTCCGCCGGCATCGATCCATTTTTGGTTTTGCTCGGCGTGCTCAAGGATCTCGACGTTTGTATAGCCCAGCACTTCCAGTGCGCGGCGCACTGCCCAGACCGTGCCGCGAAGGCGGCGGATAGGTATCGCCTGGTCAATGGCGTCGCGGCGCGCGGCTTCCGGCCAGCGGCGGCTCCATTGGTCGACGCCCACCGCCCAGGCCAGCCAGGGCAGCATGTTTTCCGGCATGCGCTTGGCATCCCAGAGCGTCTGCAATGGGGCCTGAGCCTTTTCCATGTCGCTGGCAACGGCTTCCATTCGCCGCTCAAGCGGCGTGGTGTTAGGCGGCAACAGGCTAGTCATTAACCGTGACCTCTACCGCTGTGCAATACGGGGCCTCGCTGGCATCGCCACCCAGGTCGGCGGTGGGGCTTTCCAGAATGACGCGCTCCACGCCTGGAGCGTATAGCCGCGCTTCCAGCGCGCCGCGCACAATGACGGCGCCCAGGGCGTGGCGTTGATCCACGTATTCCTGAGCGGCGCGTGCAGCTTCGTGAATCACGACGTCAGCATCAGGACCATCACGCAGCACCAGGGTCGCGGATATTCTGAATGGCAGGATCGTTGCGCTACCTACCCGAACCGTGTCACTCAGGGGGCGAACAGTGTCGGCAGACAGCGCTTTCTCAACAGAGGCGACCAGATCGGCGTCGGCTTCGCCATCCTCTTCGCGCGACAACACGTACACCTGAATCAAGCCCGGCAATGGGCGCACTGCATCGGCATCCTTTACGCGAGGATCGGACGTTAGCGCGAAATACTGGTACGCCTGACGACTGCCGGCTGTCGAGAATGCATCATGTGCCAGCAGTATTCGGCGCAGGTAGTCCGGATCGCCTTCGAGCACTTCGGGCACCGGTGGCGTGGCATCGGGTTGTGCCTGCTGCAGCACCAGGCGCGAGGTCATGTAATAGGTGACGCCGATATGGTCTAATTCGGGGCCTTCGGCATACGCCAAGAGCAGCGACTTGGCGCGCTCATTGTGCTGCTGACGCAGCGTCAGCTCTCGGTATGCGGACTCCTGCAGGAACTTGACCAAGGGCTCGGATTCGAGCGCCAATACTTCTTGGAGCGCTTCGCGCTCAGGCTCTGGCGTTAGCTCAAGCAAGCGTGCCTTCCGAGCCTCGAAAATTTCTTCGAAGTTCAAAGGCTCGATAATTGTGGGGGGCGGTAGCTGGGATAGATCGATGGGCGTGCTCATGTGACCGGCACCTCTATGCTGATCGGCTGACCAGACTGTGTCTGACCATCAATTTCCAGCGTGGCGTGGCCTGGCTGGCCGCTACTAACAAAGCGACGAATGGCGGTCACACGAATGCGCGGCTCCCAGCGAATTAGGGCCATGATGGTCGCGGCGTAGGCCTGCAGCAGCAGTGCATCGTTAAGCGGCTGGTCGATAAGCTCAGGCAGTAGGCTGCCGTACTCGCGGCGCATTACTCGAGTGCCTAGAGGCGTGGTGAGAATGTCGCGCACGCTCTGACGGATGTGATCCAAGCCATCAATTCTCTGGCCGGTCTGGGCGTTCATTCCCATGATCATTTCACCTTGTAATTGCCTGCCGAGCTTCCACTAGTGACAGGCACTTCGGCGTTGGACTGGACTTCATCAACAACTGCGTTAGCGATTGCTTCAGCCATCCGATTCACCCAGCTGTGCTCACCTGTTGCCGTGGCACCTTGCGCTTTCATCTCGCTGACGATTCGCCCTTTCAGTGAGCTTTTGTTGAGTGCCATGCCTACTTCCCTGCCGTTACTGTTGAGCTTCCATCGCCATGAGGGTTGCCCGTGAAATGGCACACATGCCCCTGCGTGACGATACCTTTACCGCCATTGTGGTGGATGCTGGTCGCATCAATGGTGGTCTTGCCCGCCGCCTTAACGATGACGTCGCCAACGCAATCAACCGTGAGCGCTTTCTTTACGTGGTCGTACTCGATGCGAGTGCCGTCTGGGTACCAGCGACCGATAACATTGGGGTCATGCGATGGGGATGGGCTGGCGGCGCTATTGATTCCGACCAGAGCCACGCCCGCTGAAAGATCGCCGCCTGGCGAGAACAGAAGGCATTGTTCGCCTTTTGTAGGCGGGTCCCAGTCACGGGTTTGGCCAGCTCGCACGCTGATCCACGGCAGCCAGGCGGTAGTGATTTCGCCGCTCTTGACCCGGCAGCGGGGTGGGCGGCTTCCGGGCGCGCCATGATCCACCTCGGCAATAGTGCCCAGGCGGATCAAGTTTTCTATGAGTCTCAGTAGTTCGGCGATGTTATTCATGCCGCCATGCTTGCCCGTTCGAGCGCGCGTCGAAAGTGGCGGGCGTTGTGAGGCCTGTTTCTACAACGCGGAATCAAGCCGATCGAGGATCATGTCGCGGATAACAGCGCGGTCTTCATCGCTGTAGCCGATCAGCTTGCGCTCGGGGTAGTTGTACTTAGGGCCATTGCGGTCGACGCTGTCACGCAGGCCGTATTGGTGCACACGAGCGATGCGGGCGACGCGCCCGGCAAAGCCTACCGTGGCGGCATCGCCCAGGCCGCGCCCCTTGAGGAACTTGGCCTGGCGGATTTTGGCGAACATGACGTTCCGGCGGATGCTGCCGGACTGGGCGCGGGCCTGCGGCTTGCGGGGCTCGAAGGGGCTGCCATCGGGGTTTTCCTGTCGCTTGATACGGGCAGCCTGACGCTTGCGCAACTCGCGGGCGATATCGCGGGCCAGCTTTTTGCGCTCGCCTGGCTCCAGGCGCTCGAGCAGTGGGGCGGCCCAGGTCTCCAGGGCGTCTAGATCGCCGCTCACTCTTCACCCCATTCGGCGACCAGGTCATAGTCCTCGCTTGCCTCGACGTCTCGGATGAACAGCTGCCAATTGCCAGCGGCGCAGGGGTCGATCTCGTACTCGGGTTGGCGATGGTCCACATGAATGGTGCCGGCATCGCAGTCGACCAGAGCAACGACGCGCTCTGTCAGCGTGACGTCAATGGCCAGATCCCAGGCCTTGTTGGATAACAGTTCGGCCTGGAACGTGATGGCCTCTTGGGGGTTAATGTCAGGCTGATAGCGCGACAGCCACTGCAGTAGCGGGATAATTACGGTGTCGAGTTCTCCGCTATGATCGGTAAGCACGATGCGGACGGGTACCCGGTACTCATGCGATAGATGGGCGCCCCGGTAGAACTCGATGCTGCCGTCTTCAATGAAGGTCAGCATGCGGTCAGGGTTTCGCTTTAGGTCGGGGATACGTTCGACCAGGTAGGCGCGCAGGGAGTGGAGTTTTTTCATCGAGTATCGGCCTGGTCGAGGAAGTTGCCGCGCTTGCCATTGAGCGTGCCGGCGATTTTCTCGCCGCTACGCCCGGCGATGTAGCCGCCCACGCCGAGAGTCATCAGGTTCCACATGTGCTCTGGCAGTTCTAGCTGCAGGCCAACGCCAAACATGGCGCCCAGATACGGCGCGAGAAGGTAATTGTTAGCAATGATCGCAACGATCACGGTCATCAGCAGTGGTCGCCAGTTTCGCTGCAGCCAACTCTCGCCCGTAGCCTCGGCCAGAATGATCTTCATCTGCGCTTGCAAAGCGGCGTCCTGCCGATCGATCAGCCGGTGCTGTATTTCAGCTTTTAGGCGGTTGGCTTCGTCTTTGTCAGTGATGGCCTTGTCGATCACGTCGAACACAGGGCCGGCGACAGTGCCGAGAATGCTAGTGATCAGTTTCATGCGGCAACCTCCAAGCCTGCAGTATGCCGGCGGTGTGCGGCGGCTAGCTTGGTGTCGTAGTCGTTTTTCTCGAAGGCTGGGCCGTTGTAGCGGCTAGCAAAGTCTCGCCAGTCGTGGCGGCGCAGGGCGTTGTGAATCGCTCGGTCGGCTTCGATGAAGCGAACGAACGCTTCGAGCTGATGGCCCTCGCTTGCGCGCATTGCTTCAAGCCAGGCGTGAGCGCTGGCGTACCCCAGGCGTGACCAGTGAAAGCCCATGATCTGAAACGCGCCCCATGAGGCTGACTCGATCGCCGCTTCGTTGTGCAAGTCGCGGGCCTTGTCGAGGCGGTTGTGTTCGCGGTGGCCACCGATATAACCACCCGGTGACGCGTTGACCAGGGCAGGGTGGCTGCGCTCTACAGAAACAGGGCTCACGCCGTAATGCTCAAGCCGTCGGCGCATGATGTGGCGTTCATAGAGAATCACCGGCTCGCCGTTTCGGGGGCCGCCGAAATGGAACCCAGCGCCACGGCTCTCGACTTCGTTGACAGCCATGACGGCGGCGAGATCCACCTCGAGGGTGTCAGCGGCGCCGACCAGATCGATCTTCCGCAGCGCTTTGGGGTCATCGCCCTGGATGAGCGCCCGGCGTGTCTTGCGACCGGCGATACCGTCGACCACCAGGTTGTGGGCGCGCTGGAAGTCCCGAACGGCGGCTTCTGTGACAGGCCCAAAGAGGCCATCTGTTTCCAGGCCGTAGTCGTGTCGGTTGAGATTCTGCTGTAGGGCTGCGACCTGGTAGCCGCGGTCTCCGATGCTGAGCATTAGAGCCTCCGAAGTTGGATGACGTGAGCGACATTGCCGCGAGCGCGAACCACGAGCACGGCAAGAACCAGCATGACAACGGCAACGCCCCAGCCAGTGGGGCAGGCGGTACCTGTCAGAATGCGGATAGAAATAGTGCCGGTACCGGCGATCAGTAGCCACGCGAGGCAGGCATAGCCCACGCGGTGGCGGGCCTCGCCGCGGCGGAACGTCAGCAGCCGGATGCAGATTAACGAGGCAGCCAGCAGAGTGATCATCGAGTCGGCCGGTATCACTTCTTTCCTCCTAGCCAGGCTTTGAGATCCAGCGTCTTGACGCCTTCGATGGCTCTCAGACCAGCAGTAACGCTGACGGCGGCGGCGATAAACGCCGAGACGGCGGAGTGCTCAAGCATGTCGCCTAGCGTAGCGGGGCCGCCGAGGTAGCCGATGAAAAATGAAATGGCGAGATAAGCGAGGCGCTCGAGCAAGCCCAGCTCTTTCGCGCTGATGACAAACAGCGCGGCGCCGCAAAACGACCCGACAACAGCATTGGCATCGATGCCTGGCAGCATTCCAATAATGAGCGCTGCAAGCGAGGCGGTACCGGCGGCGGTGGCGGTGCTGGGTTCTGCCATAAAGTCCTCTTCTTGTTCGTCAGCTCCAGAGCTGCACGGTGTCAATCACGACAGGGGTAGGCTGTTCTTCCGGTAGCGTTACCAGGGTGCCGTGAGGCAGGATCGGGCCGAATTCGGCTAATCCCGGGTTCATTTGGAGCGCGCGCTCAGTGACGCCGGCGGTAGTGCCAAGTACCCGATAGCAGAGCTGGTCGAGTGTTTCGCCCTGGTGGGCGCGCACAGTAGGCACTAGATCAGCTCCACGACAGCGTGGTTTTCGCCGACAATCTCGCTGACCGCCCATCGCGCGTCGCGTCGGTAGTCATCGGCGGCTAGATCCTTGGCTTCGCCGCGCTCGTCGCCCTCATTAGTTGCGCTGTAGTCGCGGTAGCGTTCGAGCAGGCTGGCCAGGGCGGTGGCGTAAACGGCACGGCGATAGAGCAGCGGGTGATGCCCTTCGCTTTGCCACACGGCACGCGGAATATCAGTGGCGGTTGCGATGCCTGCCGCTTGCTGTTCTTCCTGGAAGCCCGCCAACTGACGGTTGATATCGGCCATGGCCACCTGAAGTGCCTCTTTGGCGCGCGCATCGGTGACGGTGGAGTCGATGCGTTCGGCGTCACGAAAATTGTCAACGGCGAGATCTGGCCAGAATCCATTGTTGGCGATAGCGTCAGGTGGCGTGGCGGTCTCGCCGGTACCGTAGGAGATCAGCGACATGGCGGCATCTCATGTTTAGGAAGGGGGTGGGCTGGGCGTCGAGCGTGGATGAATCCTGCTCTAGCCCGGCGCCCCCTTTGACGTCGGCGTGCGACTCGGTTAAGCGATCAGGCGGTGGCCTGGTCGCCTGCGTTCTGCTGCTGCTTGAGCTCGCGCTCGAGCTTTTCGATATCTTTCTTCACCCCTGCCCGGTCGTTTAGCTGCAGGGCGCGGCGCAAGTGCTCGAGGGATTCCTCAAGGCTGAGTGAGCCACGGTAGGCATAGCCCAAAGCCTTGTGGAGCTTGGCGCGGATTTGGTCGTGCATATCGGCATCGCGGGTAAGTGCCTCGGCGCGACTAAGATGCATGACCAGGTCTGCGGCGTCATTGGCCGCTGCGGTTCGGCCTCTTTCGCTGTCTTCGTAAGGCGTCTCTAGGCGGGCGAGCGCCTCCTCGGCGACCTGCTCGGCAACGATGGATGCGGTGTCGCGCTCGAATCGATCGGGGGTGTCGAGACCATGACGCAGGGCGTACTCAGCAACTTCAATGCCGCCTTCGAGATCGCCGACATCGAGACGCCAGAGCATGACCGTCATTAACACGTCATCTTGGGCGCCTTTGCCGCCTTCAAGGACGCCAGCCACATAGGCTTCAAACTCGGGCAACAGCTCGCGTTTCTTGGCCACCTTGGCTTCGATCGACTTGATGCCCTTGAGGGTGCGACGGG